CCCGGTCTGCCCAGTCTGCGCCGACCGGGAGCGTCAGGCCCATGCCGTGCTGCTGGAGCAGGCCCAGCGCCAGCAGTTCATCGACGCCCGCAATGCGGCAGCTGGAGTGCCTCCGCGCTACGCCGGCGCCGGGTTCAAAAATTACCGCACCGGGCTGGCCGGACAGGGTGAGGCGCTGCGGCAGGTGACCGGCTACGCCAAAAAACTGCTGGCTGGCCACACAGGCTGCCTGATCCTCACCGGCAGCACCGGTACCGGCAAAACGCATCTGGCGGTGGCCCTGCTGCGCAACGTGATGCAGTCGGGTCGATTTGCCCGCTATGTGACCAGCGCGGATCTGGCCATCATGCTGCTCGATGCCTGGAAGCGCCCCGGGGACAGCGAGAAGGCCACACGTCAGCGGCTCATGGAGCCTGACCTGTTGATCGTTGACGAGTACGACCTGGACGACCGTGAGCCCAAGCGCCGCGAGGCCGTGCACCGGGTGCTGTATGACCGCTATGACGCCTGCAGGCCCACCCTGCTGGTCACCAACCTGTCTGCCGATGGCCTGCGGGAAACGCTGGGGCACCGGCTGTGGTCGCGGCTGTCTGAGTCGGGGACGCTGCTGGAGATGGCCTGGGCAGATCAGCGGAGGGTGCTGTGATGCATCCAGAAATCAAGCGACAACTGCGCCAGCTGCTGGGGCGTCATCGTCCCCCGGCAATCGTGATGGAATGCTGCCCGTGGAAGGATGGGCAGGAAGTGCCGTTCAGCTGGAGGGGCCACCTGCCGGACTGCAAGCAGACCTTTGAGCTGGTCCTGCCGTGGACTTTCCGCCTCACCTTCCGGGGCATCAATCGCACCACCCTGAAGTGGGTTGATGTGCATTTCGACTTCGTACCTGGGGAGCTGTGCACTCTGGCCGACCTGAGCCGGTCCAGCCGTCCAAAGCTGGAGGAGTGCAAGGAAGATCCCCGCGTGAAGGCCTTGGAGGTCACTGCTGTGCTGCTGAAAGCGTGGGCACCGACCAAGGGGCTGTTCGTATGACTACCGACTACAAACACATGGCCGAAGCCCAGGCCCGCCTGTCCCCATGCACCCGCCGCCACGTGGGTGCCGTAATCGTTCACCCGGTGGGGTGGACATTCCTCGGCCACAACCACAGCACCGACGGCGGGCCGTGTGAGTGCGCTCAGGGCGTCACCCGGTCGAGCGTGGTACATGCCGAGCAAGCCGCTATCTGGTCCGCCCGCAGTGTCGATCTGGCGGGATCGGTGCTGTACGTCACGCACCAGCCGTGCATCCGCTGCGCTGCGCTGATCGTGTCGCGTGGCATCGCGGCAGTGCATTACCGGGATGCCGACGACAAAACTGATGGATTGCAGGTCCTGCGGGATGCTGGGGTATGGGCTGAACGCTGGCCGACACAGCAGCAGGTGGATCAAGCATTTTTCAGAAAACACGGCGGGGCGCTGGGGCCAATGGAGCTGGCTGCCCTCGGTGGCCATCCGAACCGGATCGTGCGGGGGATGGATTGATGCGCATGACTGAGCAGCAGTTTGCCGCCCTGCGCAAGCCGAGGCCCGAAGCCAAAAAGTCCAAAGCCATAACTGAAAAGCCCGAGTCTCCCGAATCACCAGGCGAGGCCGCCCTGGTGCTGCAGCTGCAGGCGCTCAGGATCGACTTTGATCGTGAGTTCAAGTTTTGCCCGGACCGGCGCTGGCGGGCTGACTTCCGAGTGGGTCGCGTGCTGGTCGAGGTCGAGGGCGGCATCTGGAACGGCGGCCGGCACACGCGCGGAACCGGCTTTGAGAATGACTGCGAAAAATATAACTGGGCTGCCCTGAACGGCTGGCTGGTGCTGCGCTACAGCACCCGGCAGGTGATGGCAGGGCAGGCCGCAAAAGGGATTGTGGAAGCGATGGGACGGGGGAGCGAATGATGGGATCAAAGCCGACACTGATGCCGGTGGTCAACTGGCAGCGGCACACCGCCGAGGAATGGCTGGATGGATATGGGATCTGGCTGGAGGACAATCCGACCGCGCGGCGGTTTTTTCTGGGCACCAAGTCGCCCTGTGCATGTGCTGCCGAGCTGAGCACCTACCGGCGCAGCCGCCGGAACCACAGCCGCCACGACATCACCGACACCGAAGGGTTCATGCTCATGCGGCTGCTGCAGCGGTTTGAGCGGATGGGGTACACAGATCCTGTGCTGCTCGATGCCCATGCAGCGGTGGTCTATGTGCATGTGCACGGCCTGAGTTACGCCGAGGCAGCTAGGCATCTGAACATCGACATCAACGATCTGCGGGCGAGTCGGCGCGCTGGCCTGGGCTGGCTGGCGGGAGCTATGGCGTTTGCTGTGTGATAAGGTTGCACTGTGTACACGACTTTGCTAAATTTCAGGTATGGTGGTCTTGGTGCGCAAGCAGCGATTGCCACGATGTCCCGAAACCCTGCCTAGCCGGCGGGGTTTTTTTATGCCCGGTTTTGGGCAGGCCGCAGGTCCAGAGCGGCTTTTTTTGCGGGGTAGCTCAGTGGTAGAGCACCGGGCCCATAACCCGACCTGCGCCGGTTCGATCCCGGCTCCCGCAACCATTTTTTTGAGGTGTCGCCGTGTCAGAGCGCAAAACGGCTCCTGACTGGGAGCGAATTGAACAAGATTACCGTGCCGGCGTGCTGTCGCTGCGTGAGATTGCAGAAGGTAGCGGGGTATCTCATGTGACCATCGCCAAGCGTGCGAAGCGCGAAGGCTGGGAAAGAGACATCGCTGCCAAAGCTCAGGCGAAGGCCGATGCGCTGGTTAACAGGGCTGAAGTTAACAACAGAGTTAACAGCGAAAAGCCTGTTAACGAAAAGTTGTTAATCGAAGCGACTGCTCAAGTCATTGCTGATGTGCGGATGCGGCACCGGGGCGACATTGGCCGGGCGTTGTCGCTGTCAATGAAGTTGCTGGCTGAGCTTGAAGGGCAGACAGACAGCCTGGAACTGCTGGAGCAGTTGGGCGAGCTGATGCGGTCTGAAGATGAGCGCGGGCAAGACAAGCGCAACGACCTGTACAACAAGATCATCGCCACGCCTAGCCGAATTGATTCGGTCAAGAAGCTGTCCGAGACCCTGAAAAACCTGATCGGGCTTGAGCGGGAGGCATATGGATTGAAGGGTGAGCCGCAAGAGGTTGAGCACACCCACACCGGCGAGGTTGCTGTCACCGTCGAGCAGGTGCTGCAGGCACGACAGGAGTTGCTCGATGGCGAGGAGTACTGACGCGGCCCGCGAGCTGGCCATCCGGGCTGAGGCGCAGGCCGATCTGTATTTCTTCGCGCGGTTCATGTTCCGGGAGCGGCGCGGCTACAAATGGCTGCACAACTGGCATCACCGGCTGATCTGTGATGCGCTGATGCGGGTATACCGGGGCGAGACCACACGGCTGATTATCAATATCCCGCCGCGCTACTCCAAGACCGAGCTGGCGGTGGTGAATTTCATGGCGTGGTGCCTTGGCCATGCACCGGACAGCGAGTTCATTTACACCAGCTACTCGGGCCGGCTGGCCTCCAACTACAGTTACGAGACGCGCGGGCTGATCCAGCATCCGGCCTACGCGCGGGTTTTTCCTGATCTGGCGCTGATGCAGAACAGCAGTGCCAAGGACGAGTGGCGCACGTCCGCTGGTGGGCTGGTCTATGCCGTCGGCGCTGGCGGAACCATTACCGGCTATGGGGCAGGCAAGGAGCGGCCCGAGTTTGGCGGCTGTTTCCCAGTGGGCACGCGCGTCTGGACTGAGCGGGGCTTGATGCCCATTGACCAGATTGTGTATCAGCGCATGGCAATCAAGGTTTGGGCTTTTGACTATCAGGGCCGGATGGTGTTGCGTCCTGTTGTTGGCTGGCATGAAAACCCACCCAATGAAATTGTTCGGGTGGGGTTCAGTGATGGTGCGGTGGTTGAATGCACTCCAGATCATCGGTTCTGGACTGAAAATCGTGGCTGGGTGCGTGCCGATTCACTCTGCATAGAGGACAGGCTTCCCTGCGTCCACGGCGGCGTAGAAGGCGCGAATCACATCGGCATCGACACCCAGCGCCTGCGCGGTGGGCTTGAGTCCCTTGCCATCCTTGCGCCCTGTTCGCGCCATGCGGTTGGCCAGCGCAAAAGCAGCACCTTCACGGGTGAGCTTGGTGCGCAGGTAGGTTTTTTTGCCTCTGGCCTTGATGACGCTGATGCCGCCAGTGACGGACTTCCATGTTTCACCGCGCCAGATTTGCTGTATGACCGCAACGCTCACGCCGTGCCTTTCAGCAAGGTCAATAGCGGGCACGCCTGTGGTGTGGTAGATGGTCAGGGCTTGGGCGTCGGTCAAAATGGCGCATGGGTGGATTTCGGCCTCGCTGAAGGTGCCATGCCGCTGGCAATCCACGATGTTGGCTGCGCGGGTGTCATAACGCAGGTTGTCGAGCCGGTTGTTGGCAGGGTTGCCGTCAGCATGACATACGTCAACGCCAGCCCGTTGCGGGCCGACAAAGGTGCGCATGACGAGCTGATGAATGTATGCCACACGGGCGCGGGCGTTGCGCGACAGATTGACGCGGAAATACCCATTGCCATCGTGACTGGGCTTGAGGATTTTCCCTCGCTGGATGTAGGTGGTGCCGCTGCCAGCATTGTTGATGATGCGGTCTTCACTTCTGACGCGTCCCCAGTCGCTGACGGAGTACAGCCCTTCATAGCCGGACACCGGAAGCCATGTTTCGTTAAGCGTGTGCGTCATGATGATGTGACCTTCTGTTTGACGGTTGGTCAATATCATAATTTTACCATCGAATCTGGTTTGGTGGTGAAAAACTGCATCATCATTGACGACCCGCACAAGGCCGATGAGGCGCGCTCGGACATCATGCGCGCCAACGTCATCGACTGGTTCCAGAACACGCTGGAGAGCCGCAAAAACAGCCCAAGCCGCACCCCTATCATCCTGATCATGCAGCGCCTGCACGAGGAGGACCTGTCGGGTTGGCTGCTGGCCGGTGAAAACGGTGAGCATTGGGAGCACCTGAACCTGCCCGCGATCACAGACGCCAAGGAGGCCCTTTGGCCCGCAAAGCACAGCATCGAGCAGCTGCGGGTGATGGAGAAGGCCAGTCCCTACGTCTTTGCCGGGCAGTACCTGCAGCGGCCTGCACCGCTGGCTGGCGGCTTCTTCAAGCCGGACCGGATCGAGATCGTGGATGCGCTGCCTGCGGATGTGGGCCGGGGCGTGCGGGCCTGGGATCTGGGCGCAACGGCTGGCGGTGGCGACCCCACGGCCGGGGCGCTGCTGTACGACGGCAAGGACGGCTTCTGGTACATCGCCGACATGGTGCATGGCCAGCTCGGGCCGGATGACGTGGAGGCCGCCATGCTCAACACGGCCCGGATTGATGGCCCTGCGGTGCGGATACGCATGCCGCAGGACCCAGGGCAGGCCGGTAAAGCACAGGCCAAGAACCTGACGCGCAAACTGTCCGGCTATGCCGTGACGGCCCTGTCAGTCACCGGCGACAAGGTGACCCGCGCCATGCCGCTGGCCGCCCAGGTCAACGTGGGCAATGTGCGCATGGTGCGCGGCGACTGGAACCGGGGCGTCATCGAGGAGATGCGCAACTTTCCAAATGCCAAGCATGACGACCGTGTCGACGCCATGGCCGACGCTTTCAATGAACTCAACGGTGGCAACTTTGGCCTGCTCGACTTCGTGGCCGAGGAGGCGCAGAAACAACCCAAACAGGAGACCCCGCAATCATGGCTCAATCACCTGCCCTGACCACGCTGGCCGCCGAGCTGGTGTCCCGGGTGGCCGCCGGGGTGACCGTGGCCATCACGGGCAAATCCCCTGACTGGTTCGGCCCGGCCGATCCTCCCGCCCCGGTGGCCCAACAGACCGAGGGGCGGGCGTTTGACTACCCCGTGGCCGCCAACCTGCGCATGACCCCGCGCAGCGGCGAGCTGGTGGGATTTGCCCAGATGCGGGCGCTGGCGGATGGCTATGACCTGATGCGGCTGATCATCGAAACCCGCAAGGACCAGATGTGTGCCCTGAGCTGGACGATCAAGCCGCGCGACAAGGCTGGAACTGCCGGGGACGAATCCGCAGAGGATGACCCGCGCTGTGAGGCCATGGTGCAGTTTCTGCGCTTCCCGGACCGCGAGAATGACTGGGAGACGTGGCTTCGGATGGTGCTGGAGGACCTGCTGGTCATCGACGCGCCGACGCTGTACCTGCGCCGCACCCTGGGGGGCGCGCTGTACGCGCTGGAGCCGATGGACGGCGCCACGGTCAAGCGACTGATTGATGAATCGGGCCGCACCCCCACCAAGGGGCCAGCCTACCAGCAGATTCTGAAGGGCGTGCCGGCAGCCGACTACACCCGCGAGCAGCTGCTGTACCTGCCGCGCAACCGGCGCACCCACAAGGTTTATGGTTACAGCCCGGTGGAGCAGGTCATCACCACGGTCAATCTGGCCCTGCGCCGCCAGCTCTACCAGATGAACTACTACGACAAGGGCAGTGCACCGGACCTGATTTTTGCAGTCCCGGAGACCTGGCAGCCTGAGCAGATCCGGAAGTTTCAGGATTGGTGGGACGTGCTGCTGGAGGGCAACGGCCGCAGCGGCACCAAGTTTGTGCCCCATGGCGTGGCCCCCATCAACACCCGTGACAAGGCCCTGAAAGACGAGTTTGATGAATGGCTGGCGCGGATCATCTGCTTTGCCTTCAGCGTCAGCCCGCAGCCGTTCGTGCGCGAGATGAACCGGGCCACCGCCCAGACCGGGCAGGAGACGGCGCTGTCAGAGGGGCTGGCCCCGCTCAAGCAATGGGTCAAGGGCCTGATCGACCGGGTGCTGGCTCAGTTTGGCTGCGCGGATCTGGAGTTTATCTGGCAGACCACGCAATCCGTGGCCCCGGAGAAACAGGCTGAGATCGACGCCACCTATGTCAATGCGGGCATCCTGACGGCCGATGAGGTGCGGGCCAAGCGGTTTGGCATGGGGCCCAAGCCGAAGGATGCAGCACCGACAGCCACCCAGCAGCCGGACGGCGGGACTGACAAGGTGACCAAAGGGGGAAAGCCGGTGGGGACGATCAAACGCGACCGTCCCCTGATGGTGACCACCACGGCAGCCCTGCAGGCCGAACTGGCCGAGTTTCTGAGGCTGGAGGCCCCGCTGCTGGCGGCGGATGTGGTGACGGTGAAGCTGGAGATCCTTGGCAAAGCGGGCGGTACTGACGTGCCCGGCCTTGTGAGCCGGATGCTCAACAAGCTCACATTCGGCCGCTGGCAAAAACTGGCGGACCTGTTCGGCAGCAAGCTGGCCACCGTGGCCACCGATGGCACCGCACAGGCGCTGCTCCAGATCGGCATGGAGGATGCCACTGGCGACATGCTGTCGCTGGTGAATCAGCAGGCCGTGGCCTATGCCCAGGAGCGGGCGGCCGAACTGGTCGGCATGCGCATCGAGGACGGCGAACTGGTGCCCAATCCAAACCCGCTGTATGCGATCACCGAATCCACCCGCGACATGCTGCGAGGGCAGGTGACCCAGGCGATCGAGCAGGGCTGGAGCAATGACCGGCTGGCCAATGAAATCACCCAGTCCCCGGCCTTCGGGGCTGAGCGGGCCGAGTTGATCGCCCGCACCGAGACTGCCATGGCCGACATCGAGGGCAACCAGATTGCCTACGAGGCCAGCGGGCAGGTCGAAGGCAAGGAATGGCTGACCGCCCCCGGCTGCTGCCCAAAATGCTCAAGGCTGAACGGCAAGATCGTGCCGCTTGAAGGATTGTTCGTGGCAGGTGCGTGGCGTAAAAACCCACCGCTGCACCCACGCTGTCGCTGCGACATGCTGCCGGTGCTGCAAGGAGAAATGCCCGAAAACGTAGACATGCATAACGCGCAGACACACCTGCGCAATGTCTCCAATGAAATGCTGGATGACCACTCACAAGGACTGCCACGGGATAAGCTTTCTTTGGGCGACAAGTCTTGGGGGGGAACCCCTGTCGAGCAGATGCGCCGCTCCAAAGAACTGTTTGATGAGTTGATAGCACAGGGGATTGAACCACCTGACACCTGGGCGGTTCATGCGTGGTCAATTGACTCAAGGTATGTTTCGGAGCAGATGCGCGGCACCACCAACCCTTATGTCAACCCTGTATTACGCGCCGAGTTTGCTGGTGTTACTGAGCAGGTTGTCATGCGGTTAAATCGACTTTTTGATGATCCGCGATCGAAGCTGTCGCAGCCAGTGGTTGTGTTCAGAGGTGAAGGCTTGGATCAAGGGGATATTAACGTGGTTCAGCAGGAGCTTGATGCGGGTCGCGTAGCAGTGTTGAAAACGGATTATTCCTATCAGTCAACAACGCTGCATGCGCCTTTGGCAGAAGATTTTGCAAGCCGTTCAAAAAGCCGAGGAAAGCAGCCTGTTCTTCACGTGGCGCTACTAGGGCACAACGTTGGTGCTATTGATATTACACGGTATCACTACTACCATCCTGAGAATGAGATTCTCCTTGCCCCCAATCTTTTTAGAAAGGTGATCAACATGTATCAGCGGGATGATGGCACGGTGGTGATGGAGTCGATCATAGAAGCGGCACCAGATCCAGTTAAAAAGGTGGACGATATGCAAGAGTCGACGTCGGGGCGTTTGTGCCAAGCATTCTACGAAGATCCTCGTGAGGATGCGATGATGGGGTACTCAATGCGTATTGTCTCTGGTCCGCCGCTTGATTCGATCAAGCCGCCTATCCCATTCCCAAAATTCTAAGCCGCATAGAATTTCCATCAAGCCGCCTCCGGGCGGTTTTTTTATGCCTGAGAGGACACCATGAAGAAAACCATGCTCTACGGAGCCATCCAGAAGGTGCAGGAGCAGGACGACGGCACCCTGATTGTTGAGGGAGTCGCCTCCAGCGAAACCGAAGATGCAGAAGGCGAGGTCATCAAGGCCGACGCCATGCGCGCCGCCATCCCGGACTACATGAAGTTCGGCGCTGTGCGCGAGATGCACCAGCCCATCGCGGCCGGCACGGCCATCAACATCGAGGTCAACGACGCCGGCCAGACCGTGCTGCGCGCCCACGTCATCGACGAGTCCAGCATCAAAAAGGTCAAGGCCGGGGTGCTCAAGGGCTTTTCCATCGGCGGGCGCGTCACTGGCCGCGACCAGACCAACAAGGCCGTCATCACCGGCCTGAATCTGGTCGAGGTGTCGCTGGTGGACCGCCCCTGCAACCCGGACGCGGTCATCACCTGCTACAAGGCAGATGGCGTGGACGAGGCTGACGATGAGCAGCCCGCACAGGCCAGCGAGGAAACCCCACCGGCTGAAGATGAGACGGTCCAGAAAAGCCTCGGCGTGGTGTCCGATTTTGCGATGTGCCTGCAGCACATCGGCTACCTGATCAGCGACCTGAACTGGGAGGCGGACTACGAGGGTGACGAAAGCCCGATCCCAGCCCAGATGCTGGAATGGCTGCGGCAGGGTGTGGGGCTGTGGTCCGCCCTGGCTGCGGAAGAATCGGCCGAGCTGCTCGCCATCATGGAACAACGCACCAAGGCGCAGGCTGCTGAGGATCTGGCCAAGGCCGGCCAGCGGTTCAGCAAGGCCACCAAAAGCGCACTGGCTGAAGTGCACAAGATGCTCGGCGAGTGCAGCGACCGCATGGCCGCACTGGGCTATGCCGACGCTGAGGAAGCTGACGAAGAAGCCGACAAAGCGGATCAGGTCGAACTGCAAAAGGCCCACGGTGACCTCACCCTGACCAAGGCTGCACTGGCCAAGGCGCATGCTGAACGCGACAAGCTGGCCCAGCGGGTCGCGGAGCTGGAAGCCCTGCCGGAGGCCCCCAAGGGCGCTGTGGCCGACATCAGCAAAGCGGCCGACATGGGCCAGCAGCAGTCGGAGCTGCAACCGGTCCGCAATGACCGGGGCGAAGTGGATGATGCCGCCACCCTGATCAAGGCGGCCCACACCCGGCCAATCCGCCTGTTTTAACCACCACCACCCAACCCAAACCTTTGCCCGGCCTGTGCCGGGTTTTTTGCTTAGGAGCGCGAAATGTCGCAACCCAATGACACCCTGGACGCCCTGAAAGCGGCCCAGCAAACCCCCCTGGCCGAATCCATCGCCAAGGCCTACACCCAAAGCGCCAACCCGGTCGGCGGCCTGAACGCCTACGACCTTGAGGCCCCCGCAAAAACCCTGTTCCCGGTGCTGACCCCGCTGCGCAACATCATCCCGCGCGTGTCCGGCCGTGGTGGCATCCAGGCCAACTGGCGCGCTGTGACCGGCATCAACGTGTCCAACATGGGCGTGGGCGTGGCCGAGGGCCAGCGTGGCGGCATCCTGGCCACCACCGCCGCCGAGTACATGGCGGCCTATCGCGGCATCGGCATTGAGGACAGCGTGACCTTTGAAGCCGACTATGCGGCCGAAGGCTTTGACGATCCCAAGGCCCGTGCGGTGCAGGGCACTCTGCGCAGCCTGATGATCGGCGAAGAAAACATGCTGCTGGGCGGCAACACCGGCGTCAGCCTGGGCACCACCCCGACCCCGACGCTGGTCAACAACGCCACCGGCGGAACCCTGGCAGCGGCCACCTGGTCGGTCATCTGCGTGGCCCTGTCCTATGATGCCTACTGGGTGATGGCTGGCGCCAACAACGGCCAGTATGGCCAGACCCTGAACGTGGCCACCGCACAGGTGCCGGGCCTGATCAACCGCACCAACGCCGACGGCAGCAGCATCAGCTACGGCGGCGGCAGTGGCCAGAAGTCAGCAGCGGCCAGCGTCACCACCACCGGCAGCACCAGCAGCATCGGCGCCAGCGTCACCCCGGTGAAAAACGCGGTCGGCTATGCCTGGTTCTGGGGTCCGGCTGGTTCCGAAGTGCTGGGCGCGGTCACCACCATCAACAGCGTGCTGCTCACTGCCGCCGCCACCGGCGCACAGACTGCCGCCAGCCTGCCGTCCAGCGACAACAGCACCAACAGCTACGTCTTTGACGGCATCCTGTCCCAGATCAACAAGTCTGGTTCCGGCGCCTACGTCAAGGCCCTGCCCACCGGCACCCCCGGCACCGGCAGCACCCTGACCAGCGACGGCGCGGGCGGGATTGTCGAGATTGACGCGGCGTTTTCGCAGTTCTGGGCGCTGTACCGCCTCAGCCCGGACGTCATCTGGGTCAACAGCCAACAGCTGCTGGACATGAACAAAAAGATCATCGCCAGCGGCGGTGCTCCGCTGTACCGCATGAACATCGACGGCAACAACCCGGGCGTGATCAATGCTGGTACGGTCATCGGTTCATACCTGAACAAGATCACCAACACCAAGGTGACGGTGAAAGTGCACCCGACCATGCCGCCGGGAACCATGATGTTCTGGAGCGACAGCATCCCCTACAGCCTGTCGGGCGTGTCCAACATCCTGCAGGTCAAGACCCGCCGCGAGTACTACCAGATCGAGTGGCCGCTGCGCACCCGCAAATACGAGTACGGCGTGTACGCGGACGAGGTGCTGCAAAACTACTTCCCACCGGCCTTTGGCGTGCTGACCAACATCGCCGCAGGCTAACCAACAGGCGCTCCAGACGGGGCGCCGTTCTTTTTTCTGAAGGAGTGAACCATGACCAAGCTCAAAGCCCCGGATGGGGTGCGCAGCCTCAGCGTGGGCGGCATCGAATACACCACCGACAAAGGCGGCCTGATCGAACTGGAGGGAGACGAGCTGATCCAGATCGCCATCGCCAACGGCTTCACCAACGCCCCGGCACCCAAACCAACCGCGAAGGCCACCGACGCCGCGAAGGCCGGGGACTGATGCCATGGCGCTCACGACACCGGAGAACGTCAAGCAATACCTGGGCATCACCGGCACGGCCGATGACGCCCTGCTGGCCAGTCTGATCGAGAGCGCCAGCGCATTTGTGGCCCAGTACCTGTCCCGGCAGATTGAGCAGGGGCAGGTCACCGAGTATTTCAGCGGGCGCGGCCGGGATGCCCTGATCCTGTCCGAGGGACCCATTGCCAGCATCGACGCCGTGGTGGCCGATGACCAGCCGCTGCCGGCTTCATTGGACAAGTCCACCGGCTGGAAAGAGGCGGGCGGCTGGCTGCTGTACGTCAACGGACGCTGGCCGGAAGGGCGGCAAAACATCGTGGTGACGTACACGGCCGGGTATGCGCCCGGCAGTATCCCGGCGGACATCGAGCAGGCTGTGATTGATCTGGTGTCGTTGCGGTACAAGGAGCGCGACCGGATCGGCTTCCAGAGCAAATCGCTGGCCGGTGAGACCGTGACCTTCATGATCAGGGACCTGAGCCAATTTGCCCGGACCGCCCTGAACAACTTCCGCAAGGTGATCCCGCAATGAGCCGCATCATCCTCGACATGAACGCCAGCGCCGCGACGGCCGCGCTTCAGCAGGCCGGACAGCAGATCACGCATGAGGTCGAACGCTCGATGGGGCGGATTGTCCTGCAGGTGCTGACCCGTGTGAAGCGCGACAAGCTGTCCGGGCAGGTGCTCAATGTCCGCACCGGCCGCCTGCGCCGCTCGATCAACAGTCAGGTGCGCCCAACCTCCAGCGGCATCGAAGGGCTGGTCGGCACCAACGTCGAATATGCACCGGTGCACGAGCTGGGGTTCAGAGGCACCGTCAGCGTGCGCCAGCACCTGCGCACCATCACGCAGGCCTTCGGGCGGGCTATTCCAGCCAAGCAAGTGTCCGTAAATGCCCACCCGCGCAAGGTGGCGCTACCAGAGCGGTCGTTTTTGCGGTCGGCCCTGCAGGACCTGGAGCCGCAGATCATGGCCGAGCTGCAGGCCGCAGTGCAGAGGGGGGTAGGACATGGACCGTGAGGCGATCTTTGTGGCGCTGGCCGACCTGCTGAATGGCATCCCCGGTGTGGTGACGTTCAGCCGCAAGCTGCTGCACTGGACTGATGTGTCCCCCAGTCAGCAACCGGCGCTGTTCCTTGCGCAGGGCAATCAGACCGCCACCCCCGGCGACCCGGCGCGGGGCCTGCCGACCAAGTGGACGCTGTCCGCCGACCTGTACCTGTACACCAACACCCAGGGCGAGACCAGCCCATCGACCCGGGCCAACATCCTGCTGGATGCCATCGAGCACCAGCTTTCCCCACCACCACTGCAGCGCACCCAGACCCTGGGTGGACTGGTGGAGCACTGCTGGATTGAGGGGGCCATTGAAACCGACGAGGGCACGCTGGGCGACCAGGCCGTGGCCATCGTCCCACTGAAGATTCTGATCACCGCGTAACGCCCACACGGGCATTTTTTGGAGAACACCCATGTTCCAGTTTGGATCCGGCACGGCGTTTGCGACCCCGCAATCCGACGCCTACGGCAATGCCATCACCAACCCGACCGTCACCGAGTTTGGCATCCTGCAAAACATCAGCATCGACTTTGGCTTTGACGTCAAAGAGCTGTTTGGCCGGCAACAGTTCCCGGTGGACATCGCCCGAGGCAAGGGCAAGATCACCGGAAAGGCCAGCTCGGCACGCCTCAATGGTACGCTGCTCAACAACGTGCTGTTCGGGCAGGCTGTCACCGCAGGCACCCTGACCGCAGTGTCCACCGCAAACACCCCGACCACCGTTCCGGCCAGCACGCCGTTCACCACGGTCATTACCCCGCCAAACGCGGGCGTGTTCAAGGCGGGGATGGGCGTCACCGATGCATTCGGGGTGCCGCTGACCCGCGTGGCCAGCGCACCGTCGGCCGGCCAGTTTTCGCTGGATGAGAGCACCGGCACCCACACGTTCGCCTCCACTGATTCGGGCAAGTCGGTGTTCATCAACTACCAGTACACGGCCACTGTTACCAGTGCCAAGCAGAGCGTGGTGCAGAACCTCGACATGGGCAACGCCCCCACGTTCAGCCTGACCGTGCACACCCAGTACAAGGGCAAAATCCTCAGCCTGACCCTACACCGCTGCGTCAGCAGCAAGATCAGTCTGGCCAGCAAGCAGGACGACTACACCATCCCCGATTTCGAGTTCCAGGCGTTTGCCGATGACCTCGGTCGCGTGGTCACCTGGTCCATCTCGGAGTGAGCATGAAAACCGTCAACAATCCGCGCGGCACGACCATTGCCGCCCTGGGGCTGACCTTTGCCCCGCTGTCCCTCGGCGCGCTGGAAAAATACCTGCCGCGCCTGCAGCAGCTGGAGCAGGATGGGCAGATGGACTTTGCGCTGGTCATCGATCTGGCGCTGTCCAGCCTGCAGCGCAACTATCCAGAGATCACCCGCGAGGCCGTGGGCGACCTGCTGGACCTGGGCATTTTGCCCGAGGTCATGCAGGCCATTCTGGGTGCGTCCGGCCTCACCCGTGATGCGGGAGGGCAGGAGCAGGGGGAATCAACTGGGGGGAGCTCTACAGCCACCTGATCATGTGCACCGGCTGGACGTGGGAGTACTGTCAGAACGACATGGACCTCCCGCGCCTGCTGGCCATGAACAGCTACTGGAAAGCCAACCCCCCGTTGCACCTGCTGGTCCGGGCCTTCGTGGGCTTTGAGGGCGGGCAGGATGAGCCGCAGCAGCCCGAACAGGATCTGGACGAGCTGCTGGCCGCATTCCCGATGGGGTGACACATCACCCGGCACCGGATAGGATCACGGCATCCTGTCCGGAGAACTGAAAATGAAAATGCTAGCTGTGCCCATGTTGTTGCTCTGCTCGGCGGTTCATGCCGGCTTCACCAGTGATGCTGAATTGCGCGAGCAAAACATCCGACAGGCTGAGCAAAAAAATCTTGAACACATTGAGGCGATCAAAGGGCAACAGGTCTGGGTCAGCAAAAAATGCTCATCGCCACCAGTGTTTTATGCCGAGCCACCACAGGGCCGGTTGTTTAGGCGCCCTGGGGCTGCTTTCTACAACTTGGAGCGCGAAGTCGAGCCAATCACCGTAATTGATGCCCAGCGCCAGCCGGATGGCTATCTGCATGAGATTTTATACACCGTAAAAATGGCGGATGGCAGCCAGGCCTATTACCGTTCAACTGGCACCGGAGACTGGATCAATCCCGTGCCGCCGACCACGATAGATTACGGCTGCTGGTTCACCAGCGACCCTGTGGCATATCGGGAGGAGCTGCGAAAAAAACAAAAAGCAGATGAGGCTGCCCGTGCTGCTGCCTACCAGGCCGAAATGGCCGAAATCCGAAAAAGGGATGAGGAATCGGCCCGAAAAAGAGCTGCGCTTGCCAAAAAGCCCGGCGTGCGCATTGGCATGACCAAGCGCCAGGTGATTCGGAACAGCAGCTGGGGAGAGCCAATGGATGTCAATTCGACCACTACAGCCAGCGGCACCTTTGAACAGTGGGTGTATGGCGATGGCAATTACCTTTACTTCAGGAATGGAATACTGGTGAGCATCCAGAACTGAGTCCACCCGTTTTGAATAACCCGCTTCGGCGGGTTTCTTTATGCCCGGAGTTTTTGCATGAGCACCACCAACAACATCGACGTCCGCATCCGTGTCGACAACGGCAACCTGCAAGCCGGGCTGAACCAGGCCGCCAGCCAGATCAACAGCACCACCCAGCAGATCGGCCAGCACAGCCAGATCAACATCAACATCGACCTCGCGCACCTGCGGCAGGAGCTGCAACAGGTTGGGCAAATCATTCGCACCGGGCTGGCCAACCTGAACACCAGCGGCGGCGGCAACACAGTACACGTCAACGTGGACACCAGCGCCCTGCAGGCCGAGCTACGCCATATCGCCGCCGTGCAGGCCCGCTTGATGCGGCAGGTGCGCGACAGCGTGAACGATGTTGCAGGCAGCATGCAGCAGGGGTTGGCTGGGGGCGTGGATGAGGTTGGAGAGGCCACCAATCGCACCAGCGGCTTCATCGCAAACCTCAAGGCCAATCTGGCCAGCATGGCCATCGAGCAGCTCACTGAGGCATTCTTTGAGCTGGGTCGTGCCATGCTAGCGACCAGCGACAGCGCTGCGCTGCTCAATGCCCGGTTCAAGGACCTGCTGGGGGCAGGCCCGGAGCTGGTGCAGATGAAGGACGATCTGTTCAAAGCCGCACAGCGCCTGCAGGTCGGCTACGAGGACATGGCCAAAGCGGCTGCGCGCTCGCTGCCCTCGCTGCAGGATATGGGCATGAGCCAGGCCGAGGCCGCGCGCAACTCGGTCAAGCTGGCCGAGATCCTCATGACCACCGCCAAGCTGTCCGGGGCCAGCACCGAGGAGGCCGCCGCATCGGCGCAGCAGTTCAGTCAGGCGCTGGGGTCCGGCGTGCTGCAGGGCGATGAGCTGAAATCCATTCTGGAAAACAACCAGGCGCTGGCGCGTACTCTCGCCGCCGCGCTGAAAATGCCCGACGAAAACATCACCGTCACCATCGGCAAACTGCGTGAGCTGGGTGAAAAGGGCCAGATCACTTCCAGGGTCATGGCCGAGGCGCTGCTCAACAGCTACGACACGGTCATGGCCAAGGCCGATGAGCTGCCGCAGACCTTCGGCGGGGCCTGGGCGAAGGTCAAAAACATCTTCTTCCGCACCATGGACGAGATGAACCAGGCGGAGCTGTTCAGCGGCACCCTGCAGGGCCTGAAAGAGCTGACGGACGGATTTCAGGCCCTGCAGCAGGACGGCTCCATCCAGCAGTTTGCACAGGACACCATGGCGGTGCTGGCTGAGCTGGCTGCGGTGTTTGGCGAGCTGGTCACCACGGTGGCTGATGTGTGTGGGGAAATCAGCACGCTGTGGGGCAATCTGGCGGGCGCGGTCGGTGAGACCACCGGCACACAGATTCGCTTTGTGGACCTGCTGGTCGGCGCCCTGAAGGGCTTTCAGACCTTCATGATCGGCCTGCGCACCGGGCTTGAGGTCATCTGGTACAGCATGAAAGCAGTGGTTGTCGCCGTGTTCGAGGCCATAATCGCGGCGGCCATTTCAATGGAGTTTGTATTTAAGTGGTGGGGACAAGCCATTGGCGGTACGGTTGAGGGCCTGCGAGACTTGATCAGTACTTGCATGCAGGCCGTTGACCGGGCATTGCATCTTGATTTTGCGGGAGCGGCGGCGGCGTGGGATGACGGGATGAGCCGTCTGGAGTCCATCGTGGCGGAACGGTCAGGACGGATTGCCAATTTGACTGCCATAATGGCGTCCAAAATGTCCAACCTGTCCATGCAAAGCATCATGGATGCTGCCGCGCCTGCTGCCGATGCTGCAGAACAGGCCAATAAATCATTCCGGTCGGTCTGGCTGCCGGGGGCGGATAAAACACTGCAAACCAAGCCGGCTGAGCCCCGTGACATTGCCCCGGTGCAAAAAGTCACCGTGGCACCCCCTGCCGAAAAGGAGAAAAAAGCCAAGAAGCCACCCAAGTCCCATGTAGTCCGCGATCTGGAGTCCGGCCTGCAGCGCCAGCGGCTGGATTGGGAAGACGACCAGCAACGGGCCGGGACGCTGGTTGACTTCCCGCTGGAGCGCGTCCGTGCCTACTGGGCCGACGTACTGAGCAACCACAAGCTCACCGCCGAGGAGCGCCAGCAGGTGGAAAAGCGTCTGTCCGACGCCAACCGCAGCCTGCGCCAGCGTGACCGGCAGGCCGAGCTGGAGCAGCTGCGCCAGCAGGTTCAGGACACCAGCCAGAACAGCACGCTCAAGCTGGAAGCCGCCAGGGCCTACACGGACCGGATCAAGGCCATCTATGGCAGCCAGTCCGACGAGTACCGCAAGGCGCTGCGCCAACAGGAGGACGCCCAGCGCGACGCTGACCGCAAACGCTACGAGATGGCGCTGCATCAGTCCGAGCTGAACCAGCAGGTGGCACTCGACCGCGTGGACACCGCACAGGCCAACATGGAGCGCGACGACGAGCTGGGCCTGCTCAGCCAGCGGGAGAAACTCGAAGCCCTGCGCGATTTTGAGCAGCAGCGTTTTGAGATCACTCGCGACGCCATTGCCGACCGTATCAAGCTGTACAGAGAGGAAAACGAGCGCACTGGCGGCAAGCTCAATCCAACGGATTTGGCCAAGCTGATTGAGGCAGGCGACGCCAACGACACCAGCCACCGGTCCAGGGACGAGAAGATCGGCGGCCAGCTCTACCAGCTCGACAACAGCTGGATTCGCAATCTGTCTGAGACAGCCAGTAGTCTGTGGGATCAAGGGTTGGATTCGATGCTGAACGGCACCCTCACATGGCGCAATGCCATGCAAGGCATCTGGCAAGGCATGAGCCGGTTCTTCGTGCAGCAATTTGTGTCTGAGCCGCTGAAGCAGTGGGCAGCCGGGCTGGGGCGGCAGTTGCTGCTCAAGCTGGGATTTGTCAAGTCGGCTACGGCAGCTGTGGTGGCCGGGCAGGCCGCTGAGACCGGCGCGACCACAGCCGGAGAGACTGCCCGGATCGGTATCGTCAGCATGGCCAGCATCAAGCGGCTGGCCATCAAGGCGGCGGAGACCATCAAGTCGGTGATGATGAACGCCTGGGAGGCCATGTCGGCCGCCTATGCATCCATTGCCGCCATTCCGGTGGTCGGTCCGGTGCTGGCGCCGGTGACTGCGGCGGCCACGTTCGCCGGGGTGGCTGCGCTGGCTGGGCGCATCAAGTCGGCCAGCGGCGGCTATGACATCCCGCGCGGGGTCAATCCCATGACCCAGCTGCACGCGGAAGAAATGGTCCTGCCGGCCCAGTACGCCAACGTCATCCGAGGCATGGCAGGCGAGAGCGGGCCTGCAGCAGCGGGCCACACCATTAACGTCCACGTCAATGCGGTCGATGCCCGCTCGGTGTCACGGCTGTTCAAGGACAACCGGGGCGGGCTGGCGGAGGCCATTCGGGCAGGCGTTCGTGACTTCAAAAGGGGATAAGCATGTCAGACGCGGTTTTTCCGCTGCTGCCGGGGCTGGACTGGAACAGCAGTAAGGCACCGAAGTTCAACACCAAAGTGCTGCGCTCTGTGAACGGGCGCGAGCTGCGGGCATCCTTCCAGTCCACGCCCACCTACACCATTCGCCTGTCGTTTGCGTTCCTGCGGGAGCGCAGCGGCCACGCTGAACTGCGCCAGCTGGAGGGATTCTTTCTGGCCCGGCGCGGCGCGTTTGATTCGTTTCTGCTGGCCCTGCCGGGGGACAGCGACCTGACGCAGGAGTACATCGGGACCGGGGACGGCAGTCGCACCAGTTGGCAGGTGCAGCGCACCCAGGGCGGCGTGGTGACGCCACTGACGAACATTGATCCGGCCAGTGTGCAGGTCACGATGCCGATGTGGAGTGAGGCGGGCACCCCGTTCTATGGGGAGCCGACCTCGCCGATGTGGGCCACGCCAACCTGCAGCCCGGCCGGGGTACTGACCTTCAGCCGACCGCCGGAGGCGGGACAGGCCATTTATTTCACGGGGCGGTTTTATTACCGCTGCCGCTTCGTCGATGACGAGCAGGAGTACAGCAATTTTGCCGGGGGCCTGTGGGAGGCCAAGAAAATCGACCTGATCGGGTCGCTGAGCGGGAAGATATGAAAACAGCCAGTCCAGAACTGATTGCACTGCTGGATGCCCAGCAGTTTTTGATGGCCGACCTGTACACGCTGAGCGTCGCCACTGGGGGCGTATACCGATTCACCAACTACGACGTGCCGCTGACTGTGGCAGGCCAGATCTACGTGGCCGACGGTCTGATCATCACCCGTTCCGAGATCCGGCAGTCCATCGGTGTGGAGGTGGATTCTCTGTCGGTCGAGATTATGGCCACCAACACAGAGGCATTGGCCGGGGTGCCATTCATGCAGTTGCTGCACAACGGCGGGCTGGATGGCGCGCGGCTGCGGCTTGACCGGGTGTTCATGGACGACAGCACGCCGACCGACACCAGCGCCGGGGTGATCACGCTGTTTGAGGGGCGGGTGGCTGAGCAGGAATTCTCGCGCTATGAAGCGCGGCTGTCGGTGCTTTCGGACCTTGAGCTGCTGGATGTGCAGATCCCGCGTAATGTCTACCAGCCCGGCTGCCTCAATGTGCTGTATGACGGCGGCTGCGGCCTGTCGCGTACAGCATTCATGGCCACGGCCTCGGCAGCCGAAGGCAGCACGATTCGCCAGATCAATTGTTCTCTGGACCAGCCAGCGGGGTATTTCACCCAGGGGGTGGCCGAGTTTCTGACCGGGGCAAATGCCGGAGTGCGGCGCACGATTCGGCGGCATGACAGCGGCTCGCTGCTGCTGTCACTGTCGCTGCGTACACCGCCGGCCGTCGGTGATCAACTCCGCATCTATGCGGGCTGTGACAAAACCAAGGCCACCTGTCTAGGCCGATTCAACAATTTGGCTCGTTTTCGCGGGTTCCCGTTTGTACCTGTGCCGGAGACAGCCGTGTAACAGCTCTTTGTCTATGACCGCCTTCGGGCGGTTTTTTTTTGGAGAGAAAAATGCCATTTCCTACCAAGGATCAGCTGACCGGCGATACTTTAACGGTCTCCGGGTTCAAGTCCGGCCTGGAAGCGTTTTTGGATGCATCCCAGCAAGCCATTGCATCGGCAGCAACCGACGCGACAACCAAAGCGAATTCGGCGCAGGCGGCGGCCATCGCGGCGGCAGCCACCGACGCCACCACAAAAGCAAACGCTGCACAGGCCGCTGCCATCAGTGCTGCAGCGACAGATGCCACCACAAAGGCCAATAACGCTCAATCCGCGGCAATATCCGTTGCAGCAACGGATGCAACCACCAAAGCCAATGCCGCTCAGTCCGCAGCGCAGGCGGCGGCCATCGCGGACCGCAAAACGATCGTCGATGTGGACCCGCCCACCAGCGGGGGGATTTTCCTGCTGAATGCCCTGCGGGCTGCGCTGATCAGCCTCGACATGTACGGCGGAATCAGTATGCCGCTGGCCGGGGTGCGGATCACGAAGGACGGGATCACCCTGGGCAGCGGCGGCATTGACATGAGCATCGCCGGGACGGTCAAGCTGGGCACGGTGGGCCTGGAGCTGATCAACGACGGGCTGGGGTACGTGCAGGTGGTCGGCAAGTTCGGCCAGGTGCTGTACGACTCGCGCAGCACCGGCAGCGGGTCGGTGTCGCCCACCCCCACGCCGACCCCGGTGGTGACCACCACGGCCCTGCAGGGCCTGCTGGCTGACCTGGGCAACCCGCTGCAATCCGTCGTGGTCACCGCCATCGGGGACAGTATTTGCTGGGGCATCGGTGCCACGGGTACAGCTACCGCCACCCCGCGTAACAAAACACTGGCCGACCCGCGCAACAACTACACCAGCGGCAGCTATATCAATCTGCTGCGACGCTGGCTGGGCATGATGGCCGGGGCACAGACCGGCGATCCGGCAGAACTGGTGGCGGGATTCAGCCCGGCCAATGCCGACCCCAACAAATACAGCGGGTTTGCAGGCTACCGGGTGCCGCAGTTCTGCAATCTGGACACCCGCATCACCAAATCGACAGGCTGCACCGTGGCGGTTGATGCCTATGCGCTGTCTGGTCGGGCGCTCGACATCCCGGTTGGCGGGTACGCCAGCGTCACTGTCTATGGGGACAACGTTGACGTGCTGTGGAAAAGCCAGAACGCGGACGCGGCCAGCACCTTCACACTGGACTGCAACGGCTCCGGCACCCAGACGATCAACACTTACAGCGACAGCCTGACCCACAACAACGTGGCCAGTGCAACCGCGCCGAGCTTCGGCACCAACACTTTCAAAATCGTCAACACCGGAACCTATCCGCTGCGGGTGCAGGGCATCCGGCACAACCGCCTGATTGCGCTGCGCAACAACGGTTTGAGCGGCAGCAGCACCGCCACATGGCTGCCCACCGCAAGCCCGGTGATTCTGAGCGACGCCGTGCCGGCCGACACCACCCATCTGCTGGTCAAGCTGGGCACCAATGACCGGGGCACCAAAGGCGTCACCAATCTGACTGATAACCTGAAATCCATCATCGCGTGGATTCAGGCCAACCGGCCTGCGGTGAAAATCAGCCTGTCCGCACCGCCCAAAGCTGCCCCCGAGTTCGATTTCCCCGGCAACGCGGCCTACTACTACAGCACCGGCACCGCGCGCGATGCGATCTATCGCGTGGCCACCGAGCTGGGCCTGTCGTTCGTGGACCTCTACGCCGCCACGGCTGCCTACGAGCTGACTGCGGGCAGCACCACCAGCTACCTCGACGACGGCCTGCACCCGAACAACGCCGGGTATGCCGAAATGTTCCGCGCCTTCACCCAAGCCATCACCACCGCATGAGGACCCCGACATGCTGATCAAAACCAATGATGTGACCAACATCCCTGCCACCGCGCAGATCGTGCCCCCGGTGACAGGCTGCGAAATCCTGCTGCTGATGGGAACCAGCGGAAACAAGGCGTTTAACCGCATTGCCGGAAAAAGCAACCCGACGATTGTCGGCAGCCCGGTGGATTCGGCGGGCTACACCACGTTCAAAGCCAGCACCAACTATCTGCAAACCGCAACCAAAGAAGCCGCCAGCCAGACCCTGATCGCGGTTGGGCGCTTCCTCGATGACGGCAGCGTCAGCAGCAAGGCCGGTTCGCTGTACGGCACTTATAACAACCCGCTGGTGGGGTCCAACCCGGCCAACTACTCGGGCGGTGTGTTCATGGCGCAGGGCAACGGCACTGTGCAGGCCGGGGCGCAGCGGCAGGTCAGCAACGGCACCATCGAGAGCGGCCTGCAGACCATCACGCAGAGCACGAACGGTAGCTGGGCGCTGTACACCCACGAAATTCCGGTCAATGCCGGGACCAAATTCACCAACCAGACCACCGGCGGGGTGGTGCAGGGATCCAGCACCAACACCCACCTGATCACGGATGCTTATCTGCGGGTCGGTTCCGACTATTTTGCGCGCGGTGGCCAGACCGACATCGCTTTTTTTGCCATGTTCAGCCGCACCCTGACGACTCAGGAAATGACCGACGTGCTGGCTTGGGCACGGGCCATCGTGCTGGCACAGGCCGGAATCACCGTCTGATTTCAAATCCCCCAGCCGGGGCTTTTTTATGGGGAGAGGACATGCCAAAACAAACGCTCAGACTCTGGCGCGGTGACCCGCTGCATGACGCGGTGGTGTTGCTCGATGCCGCGACTGGCCAGCCCGAGCCGCTCGATCCGGGGGACACAGTGACATGCCGGGTGGGTACGCGCAGCAAGCACGTGGCCACGGCGGTCACGACGATTGCCGATCAGTCGGTGTCGCCGGGGCTGGTGCAGGTCACGGTGCAGGACACCACGGGCTGGCCCATCGGCCAGCTGTATTACCAACTGTGCGTGACCCGTCAGGGGGTGCCGCAGCATCTGGAACTTGAGGGGGTTTTGGTGGAGGAGCCGCTGCCATGAAACGATTGATTGCGGTACGCCTGCCCAACCTGCCCTACAGCCCAGACAGCCAGACCTTTCGCCTCGGCGAGGCCCGGATGCCCATTGCGGCGGTGATTGCCGGTCTGCGCGGGGCGGATGGGGCCACGGGCCCCCAAGGTCCGACTGGCGACACCGGCCCGCAAGGCCCACAGGGCGAGCAAGGCCCGGCAGGTCCGGTTGGTGACACCGGCCCGCAGGGCATTCAGGGCGTTCAAGGGCCGCAGGGCGAAACTGGTCCAGCAGGTGCAACCGGGCCAGCAGGACCACAGGGCGAACCGGGGCCGCAAGGCATCCAAGGCCCGACCGGCGCAACTGGGCCGCAAGGGCCGCAAGGCATTCAAGGCCCCACGGGTGCGACCGGCCCGGCAGGTCCGGGTGTCGCTGCGGGCGGGACCACAGGGCAGATGCTGGTGAAAGCCAGTGGCACGGACTACGACACGGCGTGGGCGGCGGTGACTTCCGCACTGCTGACCGGCCTTGCATCCGGTTCGGCCACTGCAATCGCTGCGGCGGATACGCTGCTGGCGGCGCTGGAAAAATTGCAGGCGCAGATTACTGGGCTGGCTGCCGTTGCAAGTAGTGGCAGTTACACCGATTTGACCAATAAACCCACCATTATCTCGATCCAGCAGCTCACCAAGGCTCAGTATGATGCACTGACTACAGCGCAAAAAAATGACGCCTCGGTTTTGTACGTCATTGTGGGGTGAGTGATGCTAATATCAAATGCTTCGCTTTATTACGCAAATGCCAGCGTCGAAAGTTTGTTTAATGCCCAGCACAAAATTTATGGGCGGAATATGTGGCTGTTGACAAACTTCTTCAATGACCACGGGGTTTATAGCCAAAATGTTTTGGACGCCAAAGGGCAGCATCGTAGACTAACTGTTACGCAGGTAGCAACCAACAATTTGGTTAGCGGATTGGCCCAGAATCTGCTCCCCAATGCCAACGGTGTCAGTGATTACGACACCACCAAAACCTACACTGCCTCTTTTTGGCTACTCACGTCTCTAACCCATATCCGCCTATATTTGTATTTCGGGGCGACTGGGAACTACAGTAATCAGCTTGTCTACCGACAGATCAACACCCAGCCGAATGTCTGGCAGCAGCTTGTTTTCACAGGTTTAATTCCCCCGACTAGCAATGGTGTGGGGAATAGGTCCCTGATCGGTGTGCGATTAAATCAGGGCGAGTATGCAGCCAGTTTGATTGGCCATACCGTTGAGATTAAGGACCTGAAATTCGAGTTGGGCGAGCAAAGTCCGTACAGCTACCACCCGAGTTTGTTTTGATGGCAGCGCAAACCCCGCCTGCTGATTCAATGGGCCTGATTTTTGAGGATTTTTTATGGAGCGCGGATATGAAAGTCATTTCTGAGGCGCAGCGCTGGCTGGGCACGCCCTATCACCATCAGGGCATGACACTGGGTGTGGGGGTGGACTGCGGGATGCTGCTGATCGCGGTCTATCACGCCTGCGGCCTGATCCCGCTGATCGACCCGCGCCCATACCCACCGGACTGGCACCTGCATCAGGGTGATGAGCGTTACATGGGCTGGGTGCAGCAGTACTCGGAACAAGTGGACAACCCGCAGCCCGGCGACATTGCCCTGTACCGGTTCGGCAAGTGTGTCAGCCACGGCGGCATCGTCGTGGACTGGCCGATGATCATTCACGCGTACCGCGATCAGGGGGTGGTGCTCGGCAACGGCACCCAGGGCCAGCTCGGCCCGCGCCTTATCGGCTGGTGGCGCATCAAACGGGGGGCAGCATGAGCGGGATTTTTCGCACCCCAACGATCAGCAACAGCGAGCAGCGGCTGGCCTCGATGCGCATCCAGACCAGCGCCTATGGCGTGGCGGTGCCGGTGGTCTACGGCACCCAGCGGCTGGCCGCCAACCTGATCTGGTACGGGGATTTCAAGGCCACGGCGCACACCACGACCCAGAAGGCCGGAGGCAAGGGCGGCAGCGTCAAGACCAGCAACACCACCTACACCTACGCGGCGGCGCTGATGCTGGGGCTGTGCGAGGGGCCCCTGCTGGGCGTGGCCCGGGTCTGGAAGGGCAAGGACATGCTCACCGACAAGCCGCCCAGCGGTGGGGCCACCACGGCACAAACTCCCATCCAGCAACTGGGGCTGGAGCTGGCGACGGGCACGCCGGCACAGTCGCCCTGGGGCTATCTGGTCAGCAAGCATGCCGATCAGGCGCTGGCCTATCCCAGCACGGCCTACCTGGCCAGTGGCAGCTATGACCTCGGCGGCACGGCCAGCCTGGACAATCACACGTTCGAGGTGCAGATGCCGACGCGGCTGTCGGAGACGGTGCCCGATGCCGACCCGGCGGTGGTGCTGGCTGACCTGCTGACCAACACCCGCTACGGCGCAGGCTATCCGGCCGCGCAGCTGGGGGACCTGTCGGCACTATCGGCCTACTGCCGAGCCACCGGGCTGCTGGTCAGTCCGGCGCTCACCGAGCAGAGGTCGGCCCATGAGGTCATCACCGAGATCCTCGATGCCTGCAATGCACGGGTTTTTGCCAGTGCCGGCAAGCTGCAGTTCGTACCCCTGGGGGATGAGTCGGCCAGCGGCAATGGGGCCAGCTACACGCCCTCGATGCCGGTGCGCTATGACCTGACCGACGATGATTTTCTCGGGGAGGATGAGCCGGTGCGGGTGACCCGCAAGCGCGAGTCGGACGCCTACAACCACGTCCGCGTGGAGTTTGTGAACCGGGCCAATCAGTACAACACCGAGACGGTCGAGGCCAAGGACCAGGCCAACATCGAGCTGTACGGCCTGCGCTCGGAAGGGGCACAGAAATGCGCCTTTTTCTGCGATGCCGGTGCGGCCCGGCGTTCGGCCCAGCTGCGGCTACAGCGCCAGCTTTACATCCGCAATGTCTACGAGTTCCGGCTCGGCTGGCGCTACTGCCTGCTGGAGCCATGCGACATCGTGACACTGACCGATCCGGGCCTGGGGCTGGATCACTTCCCGGTGCGGATCACGCGCATCGAGGAGGCGGCCACTGGCGAACTGACGGTCACCGCAGAGGAACTGGCGGCCGTGATGACGGCTGAGGACTACGGCGGGCAGGGCAGCGGGGGCTATGCGGCCGCATACAGTGACCCGGGCAGCGTCTTTGCGCCGCTGATCTTCGAGCCGCCGCTGTCGCTGACGGGCGGGGCGACGGAGGTCTGGTGTGCGGTCGCGGGCGGCGATGACTGGGGCGGCGCTCAGGTCTGGGCCAGCTTTGATGACCAGAGCTATGAGC